GTGACTTGGGCGCGGATCGTGGTCATTATTCACCATCCCCCATAAACTCACCGCTCATGAGCTTGAATTTGAACGCCTCGATCAGCCAGAGCACGTCGCCGCCATCTTTTAGGCCAAGCGTGGCGCGCGCATCAAAATTGCCTTCCTTGTCCCATCCAATAACCAGCACCTCTGAAAACTCGCCCAATGCCTGCTCTAGAACATTGTCAGGATCATCGGCTGCATTCGCGGGGTAGAATTTTTACAACACCCATCACCCGCGCCTCATGTTGATAAGCCCTTGACCGCCGCGAACGTAGGCGCGCAAAAGCCCCTCAACCGCAACAATGCGCGCGGGTGACGTTGGCAGGTTACTGCCCGCAATCGTGATCGGCCCGACCTTGATGCTTTCCGATGTGGCGCTTGTCTCAATCGTGGCAAACGGATCCAGCCCGCCTTGAAGAATATACGCCACCTCGAATTGCGCATTGATGATGTCAGCCGGGATCGTGTCCGGATCAATCGGCCAATCGTTGAACAGCCCGCGCACCAATCGCGGCCATGATCGCGCCTGATACTGGTATTGCTGCAAGCCGAAAACTCATTCTTGCGGTCGATGACAGTCGCCGCGCGCCGCAGGTTGATTTCGTTGGCCGATTCTGTGTCCGCCAGCGTCCACCCCATGGCCAGGGCATACGCCTCATAAGCCGCCAGCGTGCCGTAACTGTCGGATTGTGTGCCGCCGATGGTGGTATCAAGTGCCATGCGTGCCTCTAACTAGCCTCAGTGAAGGGGCGAACCGTGGCCCGGGCCCGCCCCTCTGCAAAGATTAGCCCAGCAGGGTTGCAACAAAGTTCGGCTTCCAGACCTTCGCGCCGTAAAATGTGGTAATGTCAAAACATCGCCTTGCCATATCCCTTGTAAACCGCGATCTCGTACACGATCCCGGAGAACGGATCTTGCACTGTCAGGCGGTCCACGGCGCTGTCACCACCGAGGGGCTGTGCGGGCGGGCGCACAACCAGTTCAGCAGCGGCGCGATGGAATGCGAAGTTGCCGGTGTAGTTTGCGCCGATGGTCACAGCCGCGTCATCTGCGATTGCAGCGCGCAGGCCCGGTGCTTGGATCGTGAACGTGCCCGATGCAGCCGAGATGCCAGTCTCGACAACATACTTGTTATCCGCGTCACCAGCAAAAGTCACAACGTCGCCAGCCTTGATGCCTGTCGCACCGGCAGTTGCGCCGTTGAACACAATGGCCGTTGCGCCGACTGCCAGTGCGCCGTTGACTGTAACGCCAGTTGCAGTGCCTTTGACATGCGCGGCAATGCCGTTGGATTCCTTGAGCATCAGCCCTTGCAGGTTCAGCAATTCGCCGCGCCGCAGTAATTCCTCGCCGCCCGCCTCGTTGACCTTCTGCAGCTGTGCCAAGTTGCGCAGCTTGGTGCCAGCGTTGGTGTTCATGGCAACAGTAGCTTGCCCGTCGAGTGGCATACCGTTGTCAACCAGCACTTGGCGCAGTTCGGCAATGGCGTCAAAGTCGCTGGCGAATGGCGTGGTGCCTGCCGTGCCGATTGCGCGCGATGCGCCCTGCGAGATTGTCAGCGCAGCGTAGCTTTCAATCGTGTTGGTAATGCCGCGCATAGCTTGCGCAATCTGATCGCCATAAACAGTCTCATAGCCGACACCGTTATTCAGGTGCAGGATATCTTCGCCAGTGTATGGAATCTTGACGTTGGCCACTTTGTCGATTGTGGTCGTCTTGTTGTCGACTGTCTGGTCATCACCCTGCGGAATTGTCATCGACGGGGTATATGCGTCATTCACAGTTGCCGCGCGCGTGAAAGCTGACCGCACTGTATCACCAAACGCAGCGCGCTCGGTCCCAGCGTTGATTGTCATGGATGGAATAACGCCGACCAACTCGCGGCCAACAATATCGGCGGCTTTGTAAATGTCGGCAGCAAGATCAGTTAGGACGTTTGCCATTTTTTAGGCTCCTGATGCGGGGCTAGTCAGCGACTTTGCCTCCGGATTTTGCGTGATCAGCGCGCTCAGATTGCGACAATGCGTCAAACTGCGCGCGTGTGATTGTGAGTTGATTTGGCTTCCCGCCCGTCGATCCGGCTGGCTTCCCGCCGCCGCCCTTGCCTGCATCCCGAACCGCGTATGGCTTGGATGCTGCAAGCTCCTTCGCCAGATCGGCTAAGGTGGCCCCGTGATCCGCGCCTGAGCCGATCATCGGTTTTCCGTCTGAGGTCATGATCTTTGCAGACCCGTCCTCATGGAACTGAATACGCATCATAGTTGAATTTGCCACGTCGTCAATAGCCTCGGCAATAAACCCGGCTTTTGCGAGTTCCGCTTTGAGTTCGGACGCAGCCCCGCGTTGGTGCATCTTGCTGATTTTGGTGTCGCGCTCAGCCAGCTTGCCGTCGTAATCCGCCTTCATGGCGTCCAACTTGGCCTGCGCGTCATCTGCGCCCTTGCCGGTGCCTTTGGCCTTTTCGGTGAGTTCGGCAATCTTGGCGTCCATCTCGGCAGGTGTGCCATACTTGGCCCATGCCGCCGCATTCCCGCGCTCTTTGGATAGGGCGGTTTTAAGGCCCGTTACGTCCTCCGGCGCAGCAATCGCGCCTAGGTCTAGATGGCCATCTGAAACGTGGCCTTGCAGCCATTCCGGCAGGGTCGTTGCGTCTGTTACTTCGATTTCCATGGTGACTTCCCGTCTGGTTGTGCCGACTTCCCGTCAGCGGTGTGTTAAATTCTAGCGCGTAATTCTTCTAAGGTCAAAGGTCTGCCATTTCCATCCACCAAATCCCGGAACGATATTTCCCCCATCGCGCCATAGTTTCGCACGGCCAACGCCAAGAACCTCGCCCTGTTGCGCAACGGTGCGCCGCGATAACCAGCCTTCGAATGTGGTGTCCTCAGCCACCTGCCCGTTCATGCTGGCGCGCGTGGATGCTGGCACCTCGTCTAGGTCAATGCCAATCTCCCTAAATGATTTAAGAACCGGCACAGATGTCGAACGACAGCCAAAATGCAGATTCCCCGGACCGCCACCCCACGGCAGGCTATGCCCGATAGGCTCGTGTCCCTCGACTGTGTATGTCAGCCCGTCGCGCGTGGCGCATTCGATTGTCGTGCGCAGGTCAATGGTCGACACCCATTGCAGCGCCTTGACCAGATCCTGATTTGCCTCATAAAGCGATTGCCGCGATTTCTGCGATACCGCCTGCGTTGCTGACCGCACCAGAGATTCCGCATTGCGCCGCGATACCTGCATGAACCCCGCACAGGCTCGCCGCCCTGCATTCCGCCACGAATGCGCCGGATCAGGCTGGCGTTTGTCTCGCCCTCAGCAATGCCTGTGCGCATGGCGTCGGTGAATTTTGCAGCGTGTCGCCAGCCTGCCGTGAGAGCCAATCCGACACCGGCGCACCTTGGATCAGCACCCCGTCAACAATCGCTACAAGCTGCCCGCGCGTGACGCTGGTTGTGATTAAGGTTGCGCCCACGGCTTTGTTTATTGACGACGCCGCGAAGGCGGTTTCAATGTCCGCCAATTCGCGCAACTCACCCACCAGGCGCGTGGATTCCGCCCGGTATGCGTTGCGTATTGTTTCGCGGGTTTGGTCCAGTAGCTTTTCCAGCCGCGCCGCCTGCCGCGATGGTGCCGCTATGCCGGTCGGGTCAATGCGGGCAAGCTGCGCCACGATATCGCCCTCAAGCGTGCGCAAGAACCTCGCACTGTCGCGCAACTGCGTCGCCGTCAGCCGTTGCAGGTCCAACGCCCGGCCCGTGATGGCGTCAAGGATTTCGGTGTTTACGCTGGCCATGGGGTCACTTCTTCGGCTTGCGCTTTTTCATGTATGCCATCTTATTCCCCCAATCCCATCGGCTCGCCAGTCAACGCGGGCGCAGTCGCTGCCAGCCTGTCTAATTCCGCCGCCGTGTCCAGATCAGGCCGCAGCACGCCGCGCCGCTTGCGCTCCTCGAAATACGTTTCCAGCGTGAGGTAGCCCATGGCAACGTCTTTTTGCATTGCCAGCGCTTCTTGCGGTGTCATCATCGTCACGCCATATTCTTTGTTGACGTTGATCGTGATCGAAACCTCGCCAAGGCCCGCGTAAAACGCCATCCATTGCAGCGCCTGTTCCAGCGCGTCCTTGAGGCTGTCCGCCATCATGGCAAGCGTGCTGGTCTCCTTGACAGCATCCAGCGCGGCACCAGTCGCTGATTGCGCGCGTGCCACCAGCAATTGCAAGCCCAGCGTTTGCATCTGAAACTCTAGGTCTTTCAGATCCTGCCGCCCGCTGTCGATCGCCTTGCCGCTATGCTCAACCCATTGCAGCGTTGCGCCAACGTCGCGGGATACGACAGCCGTGCCTGCGCTGATGGTCAGCGGCTCATCATCACCCCGGCCGATGCAACAGGATCGGCACGCGGGCGAAGTGCAGGATGTTGCGCTGATCCGACTGCGACTGCCAATGCGCGATATTTACGTCGGTCAGATCCTCTAAGACCGGTTCGCCAGTAAAAAACCCCGTGCGCTGGGCATAAAATGGGATGACTGTGATTTCCGGCGCCTCGGTCGTGTATTCATCCACAACCGCCCAATGCCTTTTGCTGTCTTCGCGGTACAGCCGCACTTGCACGCCATCAGGCAGGCGGTCCAGAACGCGCACCTGTTCAACCTCAACCTGCGAAAAACTCATCCTTTGGGTCCGGCTCTGTCACACTTTCCATGA